GAATAGGGATTGCCCATGTAAAATCTTCTCTGATAGACTTGAAGGTCCTAACAACATGATGGCACTAGGAAAAAGCAAATATATCGACGGCGTCCAACATCATCTTTATGAGATATTGGAAGATGATAACTGGAGTTTTTATCCTTGGAGGATACTCCATGAAGGAAATCAATATTGGCTTCCAGTGAAACATGTTGAAGGATAACAAGGGGCAAGATATGAAATGCGATATATGCGCTAGAGAAAAAAATATTTATTTCTTGTATGGAAATCAATACAGAATTTGTGAAATATGTTTTCCGGATTACGAAAAGAAAATAGACGCATTTTTGGCAGATTATTTTCAGCCTGAACGCAGCAAGCGAGAAGACGACAAGATTATAGATTGTGTAAAATGCAAACAGCATCATTACAAAAGTTCTAAATGTCTTGTTGAAGCGGTGCTCTGAACTCTATGGAGACATAGAGACCTAGGCAGAGATGACCTAGGCGCCTAAATGAAAAAACCCCCAATCAAGGGGGTAAATTTAACAAATTCTAAGGTAGCTATATCTTAGAATTTGATTACATTTAGGTCAACAAGTAACAGCGTGTATCCCATAACAATGGATCAGCAAGCTGGCGATATTCTACGTAGACGTAGATACCAGAACCTACAGACCGCCCCAGTACCTCTTGGTAACGGTATTGTAGATCCACCAGCGCAACAATTAACTGCGCTTGATATTGATGCTAGAATTGATTGGTACGGTACTTATATTATTTTGCAAGAGCAAGTAATGTTAATTAACGAAGACCCAGTTCTTAATAGCGCAGTTAGTACTTTAGGCCAGTCGCTCCGTGAAACGGAAGACCAATTGGCTAGATCGATGATGGAAGCGGGAGCTCCTCCTATTAACTGTACGTCGGGTACAAACGGGGACAATCCTACTAACATCACACCTCTGGATTGCTCCAAAGCAGTGCGCCTCTTACGTACAGCTAACGCGCAATTCATTATGGACATTATTGAAGGCGAGCTGAAATTCGGTACAGCCCCAGTTAGATCAGCCTTCTTTGGTCTTACGCATACGAATATGTCTGCGGATCTTGACCAGATGGTTGGCTTTATCAACGTGGCAAACTATGCGAATCAGTCGAACCTTCTGCAATCAGAATGGGGTTCGGTACGTAACATCCGCTTCCTGTTGTCCAGCGTAGGTAGTATTACTCCTAACGCTTCGGCACTGGGACAGGACATTTACAACGTATTCCTGCCTGGTCAGGAGTCATATGACATGGTGGATCTGGACGGATACTCCGCACAATTCATCTACGCGCCGCCAGAAATTGCGTCGCCACGCTTGAGACTATACCAGACAGCTGGATGGAAGATGGCGCAAGTGTTCAACATCACCAACACCTCTTGGATTGTCAACCTCCGTTGCACACTCCAAGTAGCACTATAAGGAGGTAGACAATGAGTACACAAATTACTACAGGACTCTTTCAAAACGTAGCGTCCACTCCTTTCTTCTTGCCAATACCTAATCAGATCGATGAATTTCGTCTGATTAACTTGACGAGATCAGGTGTTACAGCTGGTGGCGTTTCTGGAACTTTGACATCAGACCGCATTGTTAGAGCGGAATTCTTCCCCAAATATATGGCAGGAGGAACAGCGCTTATTCAACAACAAGGGACTGTAGCAGGGATTCTTGCGCCTCTTAGTAACGGTTTGGCCGCTATTAACGGGTTCACTCTGTACAACTCCTATAACCCAACTGCATACGCTCCTGTAGCCATCGCATCGTTTACCCCAGGTACAACGACTGTATGGACAACAGGTGCAGCTCATAAACTGCAAGTGGGAGATAACGTACGCGTGTATGGTCTTACAAGTGCACCTCAGTTTGGTGGACTCCGTATGACCGTTACGGCTATTGGTGGTGGTGGTACTACCTTCACAACTCTGTTAGATTCTACTGGTGCCACAACATCAGTCGGGTTTATGCAGAAAGTGGGGAACGCCTATGTTGCTGATGAAACTGGAGTTTATCCTGAAAACAGGGTAATCGCTAAGATCACCAACGCAAACCCAATGGTTGTCACAACACTGGTACAACAGAACTACTACGTAGGCGATGTTGTAACTTTTGACATCCCAACGGTATTTGGTGTGCCCCAGTTGTCTGCTCAAAATAGCGGTCTGCCAGTACAGGCAACTGTTATCGCGGCAAACAACGCTGTAGGTACCCAAACAGTGACCTTGGCTCTGGATAGCACGAACTTTGGTGTATTTGCTACCAACGGGACGATCTATTCTAACCCAGGACATTGGCCACTAGCTGGAAACTATCCATTTGGTTTCCCAGTTATGGTTCCACAAGGCGAAGGGAACATTAACAATTTCCAAGCCTTTAACGTAACACCTGCTCCGCTTCCTTACGCTACCCAAGCCGTTCTTAGCTTTGCTAAGCAAAACATTGGTTCTCGTGGGATACTTATCGGTGCAGGAGACGGGACGAACTCTGCGACAACGGGCGGAATTATCGGAGCGACCACAGATGTATGGCAGTGGCGCGCAATTACAAGTTCACAAACTTACCCGTAGAGTTTGTTTGAATTAATATTGCAAGGGGAAACTAAAAATGCCCCTTGCAATTTGTAACATCACCTGATATGATTCTAGAAAAAGGAGATATCATGAAGGTATGTGGTGCATGTAAAATAAGTAAATCTGCATTGGAATTCTGGAAAAGAACAGATGGAGCTAAAGAGAATCTTCATTGGCAATGTATAGAGTGCGAAAAAAAGAAAAGACAAACGCCAGAATTTCGGGAAAAATATAGAATTTATGCAAGAAGAAGAAAGAGATTAAAGTCTCCATATGGATTAGACCCAGATTTTGAAGGCACCTATAAACCTGGAACGAAATATAGTCCACAAACCAGAGTAAAAAGTAAAAATGGATATTGGTTGATATATCGTCCAGGACATCCTAACGCACAAAGCAGAGTAGGAAAATATAATAAAGGAAGAATATTTGAGCATATTTTTATCATGTCAGAGCACCTCGGAAGACCTTTAAAGAAAGATGAAACAGTGCACCACAAAAACGGGATTCGAGATGATAATCGGATTGAGAATCTTGAACTTTGGAAAAAAGGACAACCTCCAGGATCTCGTGTCGAAGACAAAATCAAATGGGCCATTGAACTGTTAGAGGAATACGGCTACGATGTGAAAAAAAGAGAGTGAGAGATATGGCGAGACAAAAAAAGAGTATCCATGTAGATTCAAAAGAAAACCATGAGGTGAATATGTCGTCTACAATTGAGCTAGAAGGAATCCAGCAAGAAATCGATAAGGCTAGGATGGAACTTGAAGCTACGAAAGTCCAGATTGAAGAGAAGAAAAAAGAATTGCTAGTTAACCCTAGAAGGGATCATGACCCTATGGAGGTTGCAATCTCTGAGAAACACCAGAATTTGCGAGTAGACAAAGCGGCAGGGAAAGAATTGATAGCCAAGCAGAAAGCGATTGATAACGTAATGATTACTGGCAAGTTCATCAACCGTAGATCACCAGGCAACCCTGTGAAGCTTACATACATCAAATATGATGATGATCCCGTTAAATGGTATCAGCTCGAAGATGGCAAGGTTTATACTCTTCCCCGTGGGTTTGTCGATCAGATCAGAGAATACTATCACAAACCGAACTTTATCCAAAAACAAGGTCAGATGAACCCTGATGCCCCTACATCTGTCATTCACGAAGTGGATACAAGCCAGAAGATTTACGACTTTGTGCCACTCAACTTTTAAGGTGTTGAATGTCAATAATGTACTATCCAGGGTATTCGCAGGTTATTGTAACTCCTAATTTTAGGACGCAGACGATCTTATCAATAACGAATGCGAATCCCATGGTAGTTACAACAGCTGCAAATCACAATTATGTAGCTGGATTGAATGTTTCTTTCCTAATACCTACGCAGTTTGGTATGCAGCAGTTGAATTCTCTCAATGGTGACATTCTCTCTGTGACAAGTAATACCTTTACGATTGCCATAGACAGCACTCTTTTTTCTGTATTTTCTTACCCTAGTCCTTTACCATCGGCATATACACCACCTAGCGTAATACCCAATGCGAGTGGGGGATTAGTTCCACCTCAACCTTTACCTTATGGGAATGAAAAGCCTTTTGAAGGTGCAGTGTGGAATGCAGGACAACCCGGTAACCTAATTTGAGGGAAATATGGTCACTCTAGCACAAATGGAAAACACCGTTCGTAGAATGACCGCTAGGTATACTGAGCAGCAGATGTCAACGGCGCAGATCGACAACTACATAAATCTTGCGTATACTCTACATTTTCCTCTGCAATTTAAGAACCTTAAGCTTACAAAGCCTTTGGTATTTACTACAGTTCCCAATGTGGATACATACGACTTCGTATATGAGTCAGGATTGGTTTTACCTGCTGGTAGTGCTGCACAAATTGCTGGAGATCCTACAGTTGGTAACATTCAAATTACCCCTCCCGTCTATTGTCAAGGCTATATCTTGCGATATTACCAAGACAAAACTACGTTCTACAATAGATGGCCAAAGTTAACGGTGAATCAGATCATCGGAAGAGGAAATGGGCAAGCAAACTTTAAATATACTGGCACAATACCTTCTACACCGTTTCTCAGGGCACAATTAGACATATTTGGTAATGTAACGGAGCCAGCAGTTATCATCTCAGCATTTGATAACACTGGTTTCAATATCGTAATCACTGACGTACCTAGACTGAATAACAATTCAGGATATCTCTACGACTCACAAAACACCAAAATCGGTAATGTGAATTATTTGACAGGTGTTTATGATTTTACC